CAGATTTTTTCAATGAAGGTTTTACTTTCTCAACATGCTTTTCGAGTTCAGTAGGTTCTGCACCAAAAGCATTATCGAGACCATCAAAAGGATTTGTCATGTTATTGTCTCGTCAGCACCACTTGTAGGATTACGTTTCTTCATATCTGTAAAGTCTTCATCAACAACACCGAATCCAAAATCATCATCAGCATCTGCTGAAATAGGATCTGGTTGAATTGTATAACGAACTTCTCTTGGTGCAGAAGTTGTGTTTGTATCTGTATAGTAATCTGTAATAACTTTTTTGATAGTCTTGGAATCTGTAATAGGACCGTATAGATAAGTTTTTACAGTAAATTGTAGAGTGTAAATAATTGCTCTACGAGTCTGGAAATTATTTTCGTAATCATCTTGATAGTCAACACTGTTTAAAACAACAGGAACATCCTTTGTTTCATTTACATCAGGAACTAACTTAACTGCTAGATTGAAATGTGGTTGAAAGAAAGGAAGAATCTGTTCAAGGATCTGGAGACCATCTTCCTGATTCTTAGAAATGATTGCTAATTCAAATGAAAGATTATAAGGAACAGGCATATATGCTGTCTTATTCTCGTCACCATCTTTAGGAAATTTAATTTTTTGAGTTGGAGAAACTTTTCTCTGTGCATCATATTGAATACCATTAATCTCAAAAGAGATTCTTGGTAAAGTAATCTGTACCCTTTTATTAGTAGGATCGGGTACTTGATCCAATCTTGCTAAGAATTTTTCTTTTGGACCATAAGCCAGAGGAACTTTCTGTACCTCAGTTGAACGACGAAGTTCAATATTGTTGAACAACGTACCAAACGCTACAACGGTTCTTCTAAAAATTTCGTGATATGAATATGTGCCTAACATCAGATTGTAGTGTCAGTAGTGGAACCAATTGAACCGAAGGGATTACCTTCTGTAAAATCTATAATATCGTCATCAGCAGTTTCAAAACCGAAGTTTGTATCGATGCTGTCAGCGGTATTAACGTTATTTAGTGTGTTATAAGATGCGGATGTCCAGGCAGCACCAGAAGTTTGTCCAGTTACAGTTTCTGGAATAGTAAATATACCAGACCTGTTGTACACTTGTAGTTGTCTATCCGTAGCATTCCATGCTTTAACTTCCGCAGTTACATTGGATGTACCACCAGCAACTACCTCACCAACTGTGAATGTACCAGTACCACCAGCAGCAAAGTTGACTGTAATAGCATTAGCAAATGCTGCTTCAATACCATCAATCTCTGCAACTCCAGTATCGAGTGCCTCGTCTGCATACTGGAAGAGTTCACACTGACATTCCCAAACAAAACCTTTTCCTAACTGATAGAATGGTCTTTCTGCCTCAACAAACTGAATCTCAAATAAATGCTTAGTAGCAGGAAACCAAATTAAATCACCTTCATTAGGACGACCCTCAACATTCAATACTGCATTATCATCTACAGCAGATGTAAACTTTTCTCTAGAGAAAACAAAAGTTGTTTTGTCTTCAATACGAACACCAAACTTACTTAATAATTCTCCTTGTCCTTCCCATCCCTCTACATTATTAACATATGCTCTAACTTGTAATGCTTGTGTAAATCTACTATTCTCAACTTCACCCAAAATAGTGTCTCTATTGACATATGTTCTAGGCATGTAATAGATATCTTGACCGTAGATTTCAATACTCTCTACAATTAAATTTTCTATAAAAGTTTGTTCTTGAGCAGAACCATTTGCTTTTAGAAGATTTGTATGATCTCTAAAAACAAAATCTGATGCTGGAGTATTAGTAAATGGCATATTATCCTACTAGATCCAAAGGTGGAAGTTCATATGTATCACGAAGAGTGGTTTCAAGATCTTTCTTAAACGTACTCGCATCCTCAAGTATTTGACGACCATTAAGTGTAACACCACCTAACATCTGAATACCATCATACTTACTTAAATTACGACCCCACTGTTGTTGGAATAATGACTCAACATAATCTTTCAACCAGTTGTCATTATACATCGCAGTGTAAGTTTCAGGATCTTGACGCATATGCGTTTCAACTAGAAGAAAATCACCTGCTTCTAATTCATCCCAATCAAAATCAAGATATAATCTTCCTTGCATTTCATTAAATCTAGTCCTACGACTATTACTATTATTAGTAATCCAATCCAACGTCTCAAGATATTGAGAAGTCATATAATAATGAAGAATTTTACCATGGGTCATATTGTAAATATCATTCAAGAAAATTTGATATTTAATATTAAAAATATTTCCAGGAACAACACTAGACGCACCAATTTGACTATAAACCTTATTAATACTTAATACACCAGGTGGAAGATCTACATATTCATTGTTTTCATACCAAGCAGTAGAACCAAGTTGAGTACTTGATTGTGCAGCTGTCTTGATAGCTTCAGTAACTTCTATTTTAATAAAAGTTTTGTAACTACCATTATAATGATACTCTTGGTAGTAGTCAATCGCCTCTTCAATTAGATCATCGAGTTGCGTTGTAGCAACGTTGATGTCAATCGTTGGATATCCCAAACGACGAAGAGCATAATCTCTTAGTTCGGTTTTAGTTGCGGGTCTAGTTGCTGACATGGGTTATCAGGAGAATGAAGATATAGTTAGTGTAGTAACATCATTTGCACTGACGACTTCTCCTTTCTTGAAGAATCCATCAACGTTATCAACGGTGATTGCATTAGTGCCAAGAGCAGTAACAACACCTGTGGTGCCAGAAGTAGCACCTGTTACAGTTGCTCCAACTTCCATCGTTGTGATGTCAGTAAGAGTTAATGTTGCGTTTGTTGCAACAGTAGCGGTGGCAACTGTACCACCTGCACCACCTGCCTGAACAATAGTAATTGTCTCACCAGCGGCATATCCAGTACCACCATTGTTAATAGTAACGTTGGTGATTGCACCACCAGAAGCAGTGATATCAACAGTAAGTGATGCAGATCCAGAACCACCTGTTGTAGCAAGAGCAGTTCCAGTGGTGTAACCAGATCCACCCGAAAGTGATGCAAGGTTAAGTGTTAGCACCTTACCTGCGTTAGCGTTAGTAATTGTTACAGTATCAGAAATTAGATAACCAGAACCACCTGCGTTTACTACAGCAGCAGTAATAGCACCACCAACAACAGTAGTATTAACTGTCAAGGAAGAACCTGTACCACCAGTGGTTGCTACACCAGTTCCAGCAGTAAATCCACCGCCACCACCAACACTAACTCCTGTTGTAATAACTGCACCTGGTGTTGGGTCTCCACTAAGTGCTAGTGTAAGTGTAGTTGAAGTTGCAAGGTTGTTGAGCATTGCACTAAGTTGCTCAAATGCATTATCGAGTTTTGTTTGAACTCTTGCTTCAGTATAATATTGATTAGTTCCCTCAGAAAGATTAGTTGTACTCTTGCTAGAAAGATCAAGGTTTGCACCAGTTGCAGCAGCAACCTTTATGTCTGCCCTAGCATCAGCACGAGCGTTTGTATAGTATAGATTTGTTGATCCTTCAGTTATATTATCAGTATCGAACTCAGTAAAGTCTAGTGCTATGTCAGCAGTAGCAAGTTTAATACCAACTCCATATGTGAAGTGAGTTCTAGTTCTTGCAGCAGTAGTGAATAGATTTGTTGATCCCTCTGTTACATTGTCAGTGTTTATATCCGCTTGAGTAACAGATAGAGTACCAGAACTATGAGTAATACCTGTACCATAGGTAAAGTGAGTACGTGTCCTAGCAGCAGTAGTAAAGAGGTTAGTAGAACCTTCAGTAACGTTATCAGTATTGATATCAGACTGAGTAACAGAAAGAGTGCCACTAGAGTGAGTAATGCCAGTTCCATAAGTAAAGTGTGTTCTAGTTCTAGCAGCAGTTGTAAAGAGATTTGTTGAACCTTCTGTTACATTATCAGTATTTACATCTGCCTGTGTGACTGTAAGTGTATAAGTTCCTGCAGCATCATCATAAACCTTAGTAATACCTGTACCAGCAACAATAAGAGCATTAACTCTATCATCAACACGTTCATCTGTATAGTAAAGGTTAGTACCTTCAGCAAGGTCAGCAGTGTCATGGTTAGCAATACTAGATACTGTACCAGTTACGTTACCCACAAGAGCAGCAGTAATTATATTAGCAGCAAAGTCACCAGATCCGTCACGTAAGACTAAGTTATTTGCAGCGTTTGTGCTTGCAGAAGCAACGTTAATAGTTGTGTTACCTGATACACCATCAGCATTGGTAAGTGTAATACCAGAGGATGCTGTAACAGCAAGTGTTCTTTGTGCGTATGTATTTCCAGCAGTCCTTACAACGTATCCTGTGCCACTCATCGCTGCCAAAGCAGTTATATCAGCATCAACATATGTTGTTGTAATTGTTGGAGCAGCACTACCATCTACGGATACAGAACCAGATACAACACCATCAATAGTGAATGTTCTAGCAGTCTTCCATGCGTCAGCAGTGGTTGCGTTACCTAAGAAACCTGCACCTGCACCTGCAGCACTCGCAGCAGTGATTTGATTAGCAGCAAAGTCTCCAGATCCATCACGATTAACAACTGTAGATGCTGTATTAGCACTTGCAGTTGTCATACCATCCAACAAGTCAACGTTTAGATTATTAACTTTAGTAGTTGAAGCGATAGAGAATGGAGCACCACTTGATTTATTAGAAACAATTTGACCATCAACAGTTAAAGCACCATCGATGTTGGCATCATTATCTACATCAAGTGCGGTACCAGCAGCAGTAAGATTTAAACTACCAGCACGAAGAGCACCATCTGTACCAGCAAGAACCTCTGAAGTATTAGTTGCACTTGTTAGGAATGCGAATTGTGAGGAGGATCTATCATATCCGAAGAACCCAATTTTAGCAGAGCCGTCGTAATAACGGAACTCAACACCCCTATCCTTACCATCGTTAGAGCCTGGTGCTGTGTCACCACCCAAAGTAATAACAGGGTCATCGTAAGTTGTGATCGTGCTATTGACTGTAGTTGTTGTTCCATTGACTGTAAGATTCCCCGTAATTGTGAGGTTAGATTCAGCAGTTACATCACCACCAACATCTAATGTTCCACGAATATCAGTATTACCATTGTCAGTATCAACTGTAAATTTATCAGCAGCAGATCCATTTTGAATAGCAAATTCTTTATTATCAGCAGTGATAGTAACATTATCATGAGTTACTAAAGCACCAGATATATCTGCACTACTATTAAGATCTAAAGCACCAGTTAATTCAGTTCCACCATAAACTCTTAATCCTTCACCAATAGCAACATTCTTACCAATAGCAGCACCACCAGTTAATTGGAATGCACCATCAGCAGCATAAGAACCAGTTAGAGTTTGCTGAGTGTTTCTTGTAAATGTAACAACATTGGAAACACCTAATGTGTCATTAATCTGTGTGGCATCACCAATAGTAACAGTACCAATGATGTTTGTATTACCATTATCAGTATCGATACTAAACTTAGTTGTACCAGAACCATTGTTAATATTAACTACTTCATTATCACTTTGAATGATTAGAGAATCATTAATAGTTGTTTGACCTGCAACAACTAGAGTTCCGTCAGTTGCTATATTACCTGAGGAAGATGCGATTGTTGCTTTATCTGTTGTACCAGATCTAACTGCAAAATCTGCATCTACATCTACAGTTCCATTGAACTCTGAATTATTTGTAACTACCAGTGTGCCACCAAGAGTTGTATTGTTATCAACGTTAAGAGTTGAATTTAACTCAGTGTGACCATCAGCAGTTAGAGTTCCTTCAATATTAGTATTACCTGATGCTGAAGCAACGAAGAACTTATCAGTGGAACCTGATCTGACTGCAAAGTCATTATCAATATCGGTAACACCCTCAATATTAACAGTACCTTGAATTACTGTATTACCATTGTCTGTGTCAACTGTAAACTTATCAGTACCAGAACCATTCTGAATAGCAAACTCTTCATTAGCAGCATCAATGATAAGTGAATCATTAATAGTTGTTTGACCTGCAACAACT